ATCTAGGGATGCACAGAGCGGATGTACTGCGCGATCTTGCGTATCCAAATACGGTGACAGGTAAAGCCCCGCAACAGCGACCGTGGCAGGGGTTGACGGATGAGGATGTAAACCGAGAGTCTGCCCCGATTACTTCACAGATGAAGCTGGCATTTCACGCCGGGATGTATGTAGCCCAAAAGATTCTGAAGGAGCGCAACACACCCGACGAAGTGCAGCAAGCCATTCAAGACCTGTTGAAGAACGGCACAGGCGTCTTGCTTGGCGGCGGCTGAGATGCGCTGCCCCGTCTGCCAGACCTGGGTGCAGGTCAAGGAAACCCGTCAGCGCCCCGACAACACCATCTACCGGCGCTATGAGTGCGCCAACCTGCACCGCTTTGTGACCACTGAGCTGGTGACCAAAGTCATCAAAGCCAAGCAGCCGAAGTGAAGCGGGAATGGAAACCACACCGGCCCAAACAGTCTGGCCCCTTACCCGAGCGCGAGCTGCTGGAGTGGGCGCAGGCCAAGGACATCTTGAGCGCCTGGGAACTGAGCCCAAGCAAGGCCACAGCGGAGCGCTGGCTGGCCTACAGCGAAAAGCTCTACGGCCCCGGCAGTGCCGAGCGGATCAGGGAACACATGAGGGCGATATACCGTGAGCGCAATGCCTAACACCGTGGTGCCATTTACATTGCCCAAGCGCCCCAGGATCCGAGAGAAGGATCCGGAGCCAGATATGCGCAAGATCTGCGTGATCCCGATCAAGGCAGTCTTTGACCAGCGGCTGACCCATGGCGCACTCCAGGCGCTGGCAGCCTTGTGCGCCTACTGCAACCGGGCAGGAATCACCTGGGTCAGCCAAACAAGGCTGGCCAAGGAGCTTGGTATCAGCCAGCAGGCCGTGGCCAAACAGTTCAAGCAGCTCAGAGAGTTCGGCTACCTGGAGACCGTCCGAAGGGGATTTAAGGGAGAGAGAACGGACACGCTGCGGGTGATCTTTGACGAGACCATTGACGCAGAGACCGCCATGGCCGTCACCAGCAGCATCGAAGACACCCGGCCACCAGTCATTAAAAAGGAGCAAGCAATCGAAGCAGAGACACCAGACAAAGAGGGCCAGCAGCGCATCGCCCAGCTCATCAGCAAAGCGCTCAAGCAACCACTACAAAGGAACAGAACCATGCCCAAGTCAGGCGAGACCAGAACGGTCAAAGAGATGAAAGACGGTATCCGAAAGGCACAGTCCAAGCAGCCTAAACCTGTGGACAAGACTGTGGACAAGCAGCCTCTCATTCACAACTCCCAGGTTGTAATTGAAGAGCCTCTACATTCACAACCTAATCACAACCTGGAGGTTGTAGAGAACACCAAGAACTCTATATATAAGGAGGTTGTATATAAGGATTCTCTAAAAGAGTTTAATACAGGTTATTGGACTGTTCTAAACAACTCCGAATTTGAAAAGTTGATTGAAGACGGATTAACTGTCGAGCAGATCACAGCCAGCCTGGACACGCTGCTGCCGCTGTACGCAGCCGAGGGCATCGAGCCCACCAGCGCAGTCCTGGCCACCGGCATCCGACAATTGCAGGCAGATGCACGATGAGCCAATGCCCCTGCAAGCCACTGAAAGGCACCTACAAGCCTCGATCAGGGTGTGGTTGGCACATGGGTAGCACCCAAGCCTTCCAATGCGTTGTAGGCCGTTTAATCCGGTCTGTACAACCACCAGACGAACGTATGGGTTTTGTACAGCCCAGGCGCAAGGGTGTCTCCCACCCAGCAGCCGGGAGCCTCGACCTATATGCGCCAGCGCGTGCGCATGCGGTCCGCTCCCGACGAAGCGCACGAATCGCGACCCCTTCCCCCCCACCCCTCACGGTAGCGTCCGGGGGCCTGTGTGAAATTTTCCTCACTTTTTTAACCTGAACGACAATCAACCAAAAGGAGCTTTTGATGGCATACGAAATGAGACCTGGGCAGGGCAGCCTGTTCAAGAACGACAAGAAGACCGACGAGCGGCACCCCAGCCTCAAGGGCAAGGTCATGCTGCCCAACGGCGAGGTGCGGTGGATTAGCGGCTGGACTAAGGCGACCGCTGCTGGTGAGAAGTGGATCAGCCTGTCTGTCGGTGACTTGGTGCAGGGTGGTGGCCAACCCCAGGCCAAGCCTGTGGTGGTCGAGTCTGACGACGATATACCATTTTGATGGCTGCCACCAAATCCACTGTGATCCCGCCCTTGACCAACTGGGGCGGGGTCAGGTCTGTGCAACGCCGACTGGAGCGCAGCTCGACCATTGTGGCCAACAAGGAGGCCGTGGCCTATGCGCTGCTGTCCATGGCCAACACCAAGCTGACCGACATCATGACTTGGGATGAGCACGGAAATGTGACCGTGAAGAGGTCTAGCGATATACCAGAGCACGCACTGCACGCGATCAAGAACATCAAGGTGAGGACTGACAAGGACGGGGTCAGCACCTTGGAGATCGAGTTATACGATAAGGTCGGTGTGCTGCGGCTGCTGGCCAAGGCGTCTGGCCTGCTGGACAGCCCTGACGACGATAGCAAGCCCAGCGTGATTGACATCAACGTGGTGGCACCAAGGGGCAATAATGGCTAGAACCAAAGAGACATCCGACAAAGCTGTGCCGGTGGCCGGGCTGAACCTGGACTTTAGTGAGTCGCCCGTGATATACGACTTCATCCAGTCTAAGAATTTTGTCCAGGGCATCATGGGCCCGGTGGGATCGGGCAAGAGCTACGGGTGCGCGAGCAAGATTTTCATCAAGGCCGTGCAGCAGAAGCCATCGGCCATTGACAACATCCGCTACACCAGGTGGGCGGTGGTCAGGAACAGCTACCCCATGTTGAAGACCACGACCATCAAGACCTGGCTTGACCTCTTCCCCGAGTCAACCTTTGGACCCATGCTGTGGACGCCGCCCATCACCCACCACATCAGGCTGCCAGCTCGCGGGGATGCCGCTGGAATTGACTGTGAGGTCATCTTTCTGGCCCTTGACCAGCCCAAGGATGTGCGCAAGCTGCTCTCGCTAGAGCTTACGGGTGCCTGGGTGAACGAGGCCAGGGAGCTGCCCAAGGCGGTGATCGACGGGTTGACCCACCGGGTCGGCCGATACCCGACCAAGAGGGACGGCGGGGCCACTTGGCACGGCATCTGGATGGACACCAACCCGATGGATGACGACCACTGGTGGCACAAGATGGCCGAAAAGGAGAAGATGACCGGCCCGTACGCCTGGAAGTTCTGGCAGCAGCCCGGCGGCGTGGTGCCGGTGGCCATTGAAGACCTGCCCGAGATGCCCGAGGCCAACGACCACATCTTTGCCAGCGGGAAGTGGTGGAAGGTCAACCCTCTGGCCGAGAATGTCCACAATCTGCCGCCCGGCTACTACCAGCAGATGCTGCTCGGCAAGAATCTGGACTGGATCCGCTGCTACGCAGGGGGCGAGTACACCTATGTGCAGGAGGGCCGCCCGGTCTGGCCAGAGTATGAGGACTCGACCATGTCTGGCGACACCGAGATCGACCCCTCGGTGCCCATCCAGGTGGGCTTGGACTTCGGTTTGACCCCTGCAGCCACCATTGGCCAGCGGCTGCCCAACGGTCGGTGGCTGATCCACCAGGAAATCGTCACCTTTGACATGGGCCTGGAGCGTTTCGGCCACCAACTGCTGGGTGAGCTCAACCAGCGCTACCCCAACCACCAAGTGCTGGTCTGGGGTGACCCGGCAGGCATGGCCAGGGACGCGATCTATGAGGTCACCGCCTTTGACCACCTGAAAACCCTGGGCCTGCGAGCCCAGCCCACGGCCAGCAACGACTTCAAGGTTCGCCGGGAGGCATCAGCCGCGCCTATGCAGCGCCTGATTCAGGGCAAGCCGGGCTTGATCATCAACCGCGAGTGCAAACTGCTGCGCAAGTCCCTAGCCGGTGGCTACCACTTTAAGCGCATCGCCATCGGGGCTGGCCAGGAGCGCTTCCGGGACGCGCCAAACAAGAATGAGCACTCACACATTGGTGACAGCTTCGGATACCTGATGCTGGGCGGCGGTGAGTACAACCGCATGACCCGCACCCACCAGCTCGGTGGTCGACCTATGGGCCAGTCCAGCGCCAGCACCGAGTTTGATGTGTTTGCGTGAGCATATCGCGCTGATATACAACCCATTGCATCATGTACAAATCCCAATAGAATCTATTGCTATGAGCACAGCCATCATTGAATTGCCGCCAGTGAATCTGCCTGCGCCGATAGCGCGACAGAAGATCATGGCCATCCAACGGGCTTGCCAAGCGCTGCCTGATGGCCAGCGGATGGATGAGTCGCCGCCTCTCAAGCACTGGCTGGCACCCGGCATCTATGCCCGTGAGATCCACCTGCCTGCTGGCACCGTGGTGGTGGGCAAGATCCACCGGCACCGACACTTCAACATCATCAGCCAGGGCAGCATCACTTGCTACACCGAGTTTGGCCTGGAGACCCACACAGCGCCAGCGTCATTCATCTCCGAGCCGGGCACCAAGCGGGTTGTGCACACCCATAAGGATGCGATCTGGACAACGATCCACTCCAACCCGACCGATGAGACCGACATTGCAACATTGGAAAACATGTTCACCGCGCTGGAATACGCCGAGCTGGGCATGGACGTTTACGAACACAAGGAGGTAATCACATGAGCTATTTCATCTCTGGTGCCATCATTTTGAGCACCGCCTACAACGCCAACCAAGCACGCCTGTCTCGGGAATCAGCCGAGTCAAGCCAGCGCAACCTACTGGCGCAGCAGCAAACCGACCAAGCAGCCATGCGCGTTGAGCTGGCCAAGCAGACCGCTGAATATGGGAAACAAGGTGCTGCCCTGGAGCAGCAGGCCCAGACCGCCCGGCAGCAGTTTGAGTCATCCCAGCTCAACTACCAGACCAACAAGCTGGAGATGGATCGCAAATCCAAGGAAGTTCAGGCCGCAGTTGACGAAGAGCGCCGCAAGGCTGCCGCATCAGAGGCTTCCGCACTCAAAGCTCGCACCCGAGGGGGTCGCCGGTCTCTGTTGTCTAATGAGCGCATGGACGCCGAGCTGGGCATCCCGGTCAATCTGAACAGCGGCGGCATGAGGTTGCAGTAATGGCTACCCTGCCCCAGTTCAAGCAGCGCCAGATTGCCAGGCGCAGCACTTCCGACATTGAGCGGTTGTCCAAGCAGTACAAGTCTAGCGTTGATGCGCTGACCGGCCAATATCAGACCGCCTTTACCGGCTACCAGGCTGGTGTGGCGGAGAAGATGAAGCCGTTTGAGTCGCAGATGGCAACCTACAAGGGTTCGCTACTGCCGACCTACGATACCCAGAAGGCCGCCTACCAGTCAAAGCTCAATGATTACAACGCGCTGCTGGCTGACATTGAGAAGAACCCTGTGGTGGCGATGACCGGCTACAAGGAAGTCAAAAAGCCACGGTTTGGCCTGTTTGGCTTGTTTGGTTACGACACCGAGCAGGAAGCATTTACCTACTACGCGCCCAGAACAATCCCCAAGTTCGCCGAGACCGCCCCTGTCCTGCCAGAAGCCCCAACCGCCCCGACGATTGAGGCATTTGATTCCTCGCAGTTTGGTGCACAAAAAGCCGAAGCTGAGAATGTCTTGAAGCGCGAAGTTGGAGAGCGCCGTTCAGCCAAGATCGGTGCCGTGTCTCGCAAATCCACCAGGCCATTACTCGCAGGAGAGCAAACATGAAAGACATGAAGGCCAAGATGCAAGACAAAGTCTACAAGGTTATGCGCGAGTACAAAGCTGGCAAGCTCAAAAGCTCCAGTGGCCAGAAAGTGGCCAATCGTCAGCAGGCTGTGGCCATCGCCATGAGCGAAGCCGAGCAAATGAAGAAAGGCAAGAAATGAAAGAAGTCTGGGACAAACCTAGGCCCAAGGATCTGGGCAAGCCCAAAGAGTTGTCGTCTGCTGAGAAGCGGATGGCCATGCGCCGGGCTGCCAAAGCTGGCCGACCATACCCCAATCTGGTGGACAACATGGCTGCAGCCAAGGTGAAGAAATGAAAATCGAAATCAAAGTTGAGCAAGAGATGGAAAACAAGGTCGAGCTTTCCAAACTGCCGCCTGCTTTGCGCAAGAAGATTGAAAAGTACATGGCCTCAAAAAAGCCAGATATGCCCATGAAAAGCCTCAAGCAGATAATGCATGAGGCAAAGCTGGAAGAAGAGGATGAGGACTGATGTCAAAGCTGCGTGATCCAGAGGGAGGCTTGACTGAAGCTGGCCGCAGAAAGTTTGAGCGCTCCGGTGAAAGCGGCAACCTGCAGCCTGGGGTCAAGGAATCGTCGCCACTGGGCGAGCGAGCCCGGCGCAAGGGTTCATTCCTGACCCGTTTCTACACCAACCCAAGTGGGCCGCTGGTGGGCGACAAAGGCAAGCCAACCAGATTAGCGCTGGCCGCCAACGCTTGGGGCGAGCCGGTGCCGCGCACTGCTGGCGCTGCCGCCCGGCTGGCGGCCAAGGGTCGCAACCTGTTGGACAAGCACAAGATAGACAAGGACTAAATTATGGAATACGACAAAACCACGCCGGGCGGCATGCGCCTGACACCTGACCAAATTTTGAAGCGGCAGGCTTCAGCGCAGGCCAAGAAGGACGAGTTCCAGCAGCTCTATCAAGACGCCTACGAGTTTGCCTTGCCCCAGCGCCAGCTCTACGGGGTCTGGGAAGGTGGTGCTACCGGGTCCAAGAAGATGATGCGGGTCTTCGATTCGACCGCCATCAACTCCACCCAGCGTTTTGCCAACCGGCTGCAATCTGTGGTTTTCCCGCCACAGCGCAAATGGGCCAAGCTGGAGGCTGGCTCTGACATCCCGGCAGATCGCAAGCAGCAGGCGCAAGCCATCCTGGAGGTCTACCAGGACAAGATGTTCACCATGCTCAACCAGTCCAACTTCGACATCGCCATGGGCGAGTTCTTGCTGGATCTGGCGGTCGGCACCGCATGCATGATGGTGCAGCCTGGCGACGATGTGTCTCCGCTCAACTTCATCCCCGTGCCACTCTTCCTGGTGAGCTACGAGGAGGGGGCCAACGGTCAGGTAGACAACGTCTACCGGCGCATGCGGATGAAGGGCGAGAGCATCCAGCGCCAGTGGCCCGATGCCAAGATCCCAGACGACATGGCCCGGCGCATTGAGCAAAAGCCGACCGACGACATCGAGCTGCTGGAGGCCACCATCTACGACCACAAGCGTGGCGACTACTGCTACCACGTTATTGACAAGATCTCCAAGGACGAGCTGGTCTACCGCCGCCGCAAGATGAGCCCCTGGGTGATCTCGCGCTACATGAAAGTAGCAGGCGAGATCTATGGGCGCGGTCCCCTGATGACGGCCCTACCCGACATCAAGACGTTGAACAAGACTATTGAGCTGCTGCTCAAGAACGCATCGCTGGCCGTGGCAGGTGTCTACACCGCAGCCGATGACGGCGTGCTCAATCCCAACACGGTCAAGATCGTGCCGGGTGCGATCATCCCTGTGGCACGCAATGGCGGCTCACAAGGCCCAGCCCTGTTGCCCCTGCCGCGGTCTGGCGACTTCAATGTCAGCCAGTTGGTGATCAACGACCTGCGCTCCAACGTCAAGCGCATCCTGCTGGACGAGTCGCTGCCGCCCGACAACATGAGCGCCAGATCGGCCACCGAGATTGTCGAGCGCATGAAGGAGCTCGCCCAGAACCTGGGCTCTGCTTTTGGCCGACTGATCAACGAGACCATGATCCCGGTCACCGCCAAGATCCTGGAGGTCATGGACGAGCGCGGCTTGATCGACATGCCGCTGCGGGTCAATGGGCTAGAGGTCAAGGTCACCCCGGTGGCACCGCTGGCCATGGCCCAAAACATGGAGGAGGTCAACGCGATCATGCAGTACATGCAGATCAGCCAGAGCCTGGGCACCGATGGCCAGCTTGCCATCAAGACTGACGTTCTGGTGGACTATCTTGCAGACAAGCTGGGCGTGCCAGCAGCCGTGCGCAACACCGCCGCCGAGCGTGCCGTGCTCATGGAAGAAATGAAGAACCAGCAACAGCAGCAAGCCATTGCCCAGGCTATGGCCATGCAAGCACAGGCTGGCGCTGGTATGCCTGCTCTGCCAGCACCGCAAGGAATGCCAGTATGAGCTGGGACGAGATCAACGCCATTGGAGACAACAGCGACATTCGCGAGGTTGACCAAAAGCGCGAAGACTTGGCCCGGCTGACCCTGCGAGTGTTTGGCTCCGAGGACGGCCAGAAGCTGCTGCAGTGGCTGCGCGACATGTATGTGAATGTGCCCATCGCCGTACCGGGCACTGACCCCTCGCATGCTTTCTTTGCCGAAGGGCAAAGGACGGTGGTGAGGGACATCGAGGTACGGATCAACTCAGCAAGGAAACTATGAGCGACACAGCAACCGTCGAGCCCGGTGGAACCGGCCTACTTGACAACGTGCAAGTGACTGACGACACCAAGCCAGCAAACACCCAAGCAACAGAAATCAGCCACAAGGCTGCAGACCCCAGCGCACCGGAACCTGATGACCCCTTAGAGCGGCCAGATTATTGGCCCGAGAACTTCTGGAAGAAAGACTCTAACGAGCCTGACCTGGAAGGCATTGCCAAAAGCTGGTCAGACTTGCGCAAGCAGATCAGCCAGGGCAAGCACAAAGCCCCAGCCGATGGCAAGTACGACCTCAAAGCCTTTGGCGAACAGGCCGACACCAACCCCATCGCCACCACCCTGACGGGTTGGGCCAAAAACAACAATTTGTCTCAAGCTGCCTTCGACGACCTGGTCACTGACCTGCAGACCCAGGCCAAAGAGGTCATGCAAGGCGACATGGTTGACCCGGCGGTTGAGATGAAGCAGCTCGGCCCCAACGGCGGCGCAATTGTCAATGGCATGGTTGACTGGGCTCGCGGGTTGGTCAACAAGGGCGTCTGGTCGAAAGATGACTTTGAGGAGTTCAAGATCATGGGTGGCACCGCTCGCGGCATCACAGCGCTGATGAAGGTGCGAGAATCCTATGAGGGGCGAGTCCCCATTGATTCTGTTCAGCTTGAGGGGGCACCAAGCAAGGAAGAACTGTATGCCATGGTGGGTGATCCAAAGTACAAAAATGATCCCGTATACCGCCAGAAAGTAGAGCGGATGTTCCACCAGTTTGCCAAATAGCCCAGAGTTTTCTCCAAACTGCTTGCAGCAGTTGCCATTTGACCCAGCTTCGGCTGGGTCTTTTTTGTCCAACAATCAAACGCCTCTATTGCACTGTTGCAAAAAAAACCTACAATCGCGCCAAGGCCCACCGGGAAACCGACCCCCAACCGCAGCGGATGCTGACGAGCGGCTGCCGTAAGCAGCAAGCACAGGCCCGGGCTACCGGCTCACCGACGCGAGAACCATGATCAATCAACCGAATGAGGTAATCAAATGAGCGTTTCTCTCTCCAACGCCTTTGTGACACTGTTCGATGCTGAGGTCAAACAGGCTTACCAGGGCAAAGCAATGCTGGTTGGTGCTGTGCGTCAGCGTCGAGGTGTCGAAGGCTCCAGTGTCAAGTTCCCCAAAGTCGGTCGCGGCGTAGCAACTGCTCGCGTCACCCAAACCGATGTCACCCCGATGAACGTCGGGTTCTCCACCGTTACCTGCACGATGAGTGATTTCAACGCTGCAGAGTATTCGGACATCTTCTCTCAGCAGAAGGTCAACTTTGACGAGCGCTCCGAGCTTGTCCAAGTGGTCGGCAATGCAATCGGTCGCCGCCAGGATCAGTTGATTTTGGATGCGCTTACTGCAGCGTCAGGCACCGGCACCGTGGCGAATTCAATTGGTGGCGCAAACACCAACATGAACATCTCCAAGTTGCGCGAGGCCGCCAAGATCCTGAACACAAAGAACGTGCCGTCTGAGGGTCGCAACATCATCATCCACGCCAATTCCCTGGCCTCGATGCTGGAGCAAACCTCGGTGACCAGCTCTGACTTCAACACCGTCAAGGCGTTGGTGCAGGGTGAGATCAACCAATACATGGGCTTTACGTTCCATGTGCTGGGAGACCGCACCGAAGGCGGTTTGATTCTTGATGGCTCCAACGACCGAGTTCTGTTCGCCTTCCACCGTGACGCCATTGGCTACGCTGAAGGCATTGCCCCCAAGACTGAGATCAACTACATCCCCGAAAAGACGAGCTACCTTGTGAATGCTCTGTTCTCGGCCGGTGCGGTGGCGATTGATGCCGAGGGTATCGTCAAGATCACTGCACGCGATACTGCGGCTGCAGCTTAAAAGGAGGGTCACATCATGGCTTTTGATTCTGCTGGATTTAACACGATTGGCGGCCAGTCCAAGGCTGGCAATGCCCCATCGATTTACACCTACGCGAGCACTGATGCACAGTCTGTGATCCGCTTCCTGGGGTATTTCAATGCGGTGGCATCCATCCTCAAAGTTGGCGACATCATCTTCTGCTACTCAGCGACGGGTGGCACACCGGTGATGTCCACCTGCTATGTGGTTTCTAATACCGGCACGGTAGTGGACATCACTGACGGCGTGGTGATTACTGCAACTGATACCGACTAAGCCGGGTTCGCTGCAACTGGGCCAGTCACTGAGTATTCGGGGACTGGCCCTTCTTACATTAAGAGGTTTCCATGGCATCTGGCGACACCGGCGTATCAATCTGCTCTGATGCACTGCTGCTCATTGGAGCCAAGGCAATATCGTCGTTCAACGATGGCACCGACGAGTCGAGCGTGTGCGATCGGCTTTATCCAGACATCAGGGATTCCACCCTAATGATGTACCCCTGGACGTTCAGCATGAAGAAGACGCAGCTTGCGCAATTGCTGACCACGCCCACCAGCATCTGGCGCTACCAATACCAACTGCCGGGTGACCGCTTGGCCTCGCCCAGGCTGGTTGTCCAAAGCTCTGCGCAGGGCTCACCTATTCAGAAGGACTGGGAGATCCAAGGTGACGTACTGCTCACCAACCTGCCCAGCGTCTTCATCGACTACCAGTACAGCACGCCAGAGTACGCCATGCCCCAGTACTTTGTGCAACTGCTCAAATATCAGGTGGCGTGGCACATCGCCGAGACCGTCACCGAGCAGCAGGACAAAGCCAACAAGTGGCAGCGCGTGGCCACTGGCGACATCTCCGAGAACGGGCGCGGCGGCTACTTCCGCACGGCGGCTCAGATTGATGGACAAAACACCCCGGTGCGGGTGATCGAAGACTACAGCCTGATCGCAGTGAGGAACTGATGCCCCGCTTTGTAGAGTTCACCACCAACTTCGCAACGGGCGAGCTCGACCCATTGTTGCGTGCGCGGGTTGATCTGCAGGCCTACAACAACGCCCTGGCCAAGGCCACCAACGTGCTCATCCAGCCCCAGGGCGGCCTGCGGCGTAGGCCAGGTACCAAGCACATCTTTGAGCTGCCCAACGCCTCTGCTGGCGCATCCAGTGCGGCCAACGGTGTGCGACTGGTGCCATTTCAGTTCTCGGTGTCCGACAGCTACATGCTGTGCTTTACCCACAACCGCATGCACGTCATCAAAAACGGCGCGGTGGTGACAAACATCAATGGCAGCGGCAACAGTTACCTGACCACCACCATCACTAGCGATCTTGTGGACGACATGTGCTGGACGCAGTCTGCCGACACGCTGATCGTTGTCCATCCTGATCTGCAGCCGGTGCGCATCACTCGCACCAGCGACAGCGCTTGGACGGCCACCACGATCACGTTTGACTCGATCCCAAAATACGCATTCAACATTGACTTCCACACCAACAACGGATCGACGCTGACCCCGTCTGCGGTGTCGGGCAACGTGACCCTAACGGCCTCAACAACGCACCATAACAGTGGCGCAGCGCAAGCTGGCAGCAGCACTACCATTACCCTCAAGAACACCTCCAGCTCTACCGATGACATTTACAACGGCATGTACGTCACCATCACCAGCGGCACCGGGGCTGGGCAGATCCGAATCATTGAAGACTATGTCGGCAGCACCAAGGTGGCCACCGTCGATATTGCCTTCTCACCCGCGCCCAACAATACCAGCCACTACGAAATAACCACCTGGACAACCGAATCGGTTAACCAGTACGTCAACGTGCAGCCGCAAGGCCGAGCCAGGATACTGCGCTATGTGTCGGCCACGGTGGTTGAGGCGGTGACCGAATACCCGTTCTTCAACACAACGGTCATCGATGCTGGCCGCTGGGAGCTGGAGCACAACTACGAAAATGCTTGGTCGAGCACCAAGGGCTGGCCACGCACGGTCACCTTTCATGAGGGTCGCCTGTACTTTGGCGGTAGCAAGTCTCGGCCATCAACGGTATGGGGCTCTAAGATCGGCCTGTTCTTTGACTTTGTGCCAACCGAGTCGCTGGATGATGATGCGGTCGAGGCCACGCTAGACACCAACGACCTAAACGTCATCACCGACATCATCTCTGGCCGTGACTTCCAAGTGTTCACCACCGGCGGCGAGTTTTTTATTCCGCAAGCTGGAACCGACCCAGTCACCCCGCTAACTTTTACATTTAAGAACGTCAGCCGCAATGGCATCAAGCCGGGCACTCGCGTGCAATCTGTGGAGTCGGGCTCGATCTACATCCAGCGCCAGGGCAAATCCCTGAACGAGTTTATCTTTAGCGACACCCAGCTCACCTACATCACCCAGCGGATCTCCCTGTTGTCTGGGCACCTACTCAAGGGGCCGCAGCGCGTGGCTTTGCGCCGTGCATCGAGCACCGAAGAGGCCGATTTGTTGCTGATGACCAACACCGATGACGGCAGCATTGCAGCCTTCAGCATTATGCGCAGCCAGCAGGTAACCAGCCCGTCTGAGTTCACCACCGACGGGTTCTTTATCGATGTGGGCGTGGATGTCAACACAATCTATGTGGTGACCCAACGGGTCTTCAATGGCACCACCAGGTTCTTCATTGAGCTCTTTGGGTACGAATATTTTACTGACTGCGCGTTTGTGGGTGGTGCCGCAGTTAGCGCCAGCGGCCTGCCCCACATTGCCAAATCGCTCAACGTGATCTGCGATGGCTCACCCCAGGGCAACGAGACTGTGAGCGGCGGCGGCTCGGTGACGTTTGACCGCTCCAGCACCACCAGCTACGAGGTCGGCTTGCCGATCAATGTCTTCGTCAAGACTATGCCTGCCGAGGTCAAGCTGCAGACCGGCAGCCGGGTGTCGATGAAGAAGCGCATTGTGGAAATCAGCGCCGTGCTCAACAAAACCCAGAACATGATCATCAACCAGCAGCCGGTTGCTTTTCGGTTGCTGGACAACCCATTGCTGGATGACCCGATCCCAGAGTTCACCGGCATTAAACGGGTAAACGGCGTGCTGGGTTACAACCGCGAGCAGTCCATTGAGGTGTCGCAAGACCTGCCGGTCAAGATGAACCTGCTGGGCCTGGACTATCGCGTGGCTGTTTTCTCAGGAACATGACATGGCACTGACACAAGGACAAATGACTGGTATTGCTGGGGTAATTGGTGCCTATGGCGAGGCCGAGGCGCAGAGAGCTGCCGCGATCAACCAGCAGACCAGCTATCTGCTGCAAGCACGCGACACCCTGGCGGTGTCTGAAGTGCGTGCCAACATGAGCGAGCAGTACGCCACCATCCAGGCCGGGCGCACGCTTAAGAAAGCAGAGATCGAAGCTCAGAACTACCAGATCGCTGGCAACACCCTGCTCAGGAACATGCGAGCCACCAACGCAACGGTGCGTGCCAGGGCCGCAGCGAGCGGCGTGGTGCTGGGTGAGGGATCTATCCAGGCTGTGCAGCGCGAGAACGTGGCGGCCACCATGCGCGATGTTGGCATCTCCGACCTCAACGCGCTGACCGCACGGGTGCTGGGCTTTGAGGATGCCAGCGCCATGCTGGAGTCCACCGACTATCAGAACATGCTCAACCTGTACAGCGCCAGAAGCCAAGCTGGCCAGCTCTCATCCGCTGCTGATGCAGCTCGCAGAAGTGGCGGCATCCTTGCTGGCGCAACCCTTGGAAAAGGGCTCAGTGAATACGCAAAGGTAAAATAAGCATGGCAACCAGAATCGAATCAGGACAAATGCAGATTCGCTCGGTGGGCAGCGTGCCAATCGTGCAGGCCCAGCAGCAGCCAGTGGACTATATCGGGCCGCGAGTTGAAGCGCAAACAGCAAATGTATTGGCGCAAGTACTTGACCGCATGAGCGCAAGTGCATTTCAGTCGGCTGGTGTCATGCGCCAGCAAGAGGGTTTGCAATATGTTGCAAGCAACCCGCCTTCAGCAGATCAGCTTGAGGCCGCAAAAAACGGCACAACAATTGGCCTTGGCGGTCGTGGCGAAACATCTCCAATCAGCAGCACCAGCTCATCTAATTTTTTTGACCAAGCCGTAGCCAAAGCCCGAAGCCTAGAGCTGTCTGGGCACTTTGAGATGGAGGGCCGCAACGAGCTGGTCAAGCTGCTGTCTGGCGTTGAGAATGGCAGCGTTACATCCGAACAAGTCAGCGCCAAAGTCAAGACCATGTCGGACGGTTTTTCAAAATCGCTGTCTAGCATTGACCCAGAAGCCGCGATCAAGTTCCGCGCAACCATGGCCACGCATGGCAACACTGTGCTCAATGCTGCTTACAAGGCCGAGCTTGAGAGAGCAAAGAATCAACGCATTGCTAAGTTTGACTCTGACTTTGACACCAGCACGCGACTGCTGGAAGCCACAATATCCCAAGGCAGCTTTACAGACTCAACCGGCCAAGTGCGTTCCATTGACGAGCTCGCAGATGTGTTCCGAAAAAATGTGCTGACTCAATCCCTGCTGCTTGGCGACAAAGGCTTGCAGACCGAATACAGCACAAAATTTGAGGTAGCACTGCGCACCGCAAAGGTTAACGCTGTGACAAAGGCGCTGATGTCTGATGACAACATGGCTGACCCAGACAGGACGCTGGCCAAGCTAAAGGCTGGCGACCTGGGCAACATGAGTCCGGTGTTGCAATCCATGATCACAAATGACTTTGAGTCGGTGGCCAAGGTGACTGCCAATTTTATGGTGGCGGTCAACGCCCGTAAGTCACTTGCTGATGCCAAGGTTGCAGATGCAAAGCGAGTTGGTGAAGCTGAAGCCATCAACCTGCTGGAGCAGATCTTTCCGTTGCCCGACAACAGCCCAAAGAAAAAGCAGCTCATCGCCCAGCTCACCGCGCTGCCACCGGGGTCTGTGCCCATTGGCACGCTCAAGGATCTGCTTGAGCCAAAAGAGGCAAAGAAGACGCCGACCGATCAGGGGGTTTATTTCAACCTGCTCAACGGCATTTACAACAACACCATCACCGACTCCAGGCAGATCTGGGGCTTGGTTGGCAAAGGGATAAACGGCGAGGATGCCGTGGCTGCGCTCAAGCTCTTGCAGGCCGATGACCGGCGCGACAGCGCAGACCTGGATCGCGGCCTCTCGCAGCTCGCGGGTATCCCGGTAATCCCTGGCAGCGTTGTGGTGCTTGATCCCAAGGGCGCAGAGTTCCAGCGCCGCAACGAGCTCAAGGCCCAGGCGCTGCAGATACAGTCGGCAGCAGCCGCCGAGGGCAAGACCCTGACACCGCGCCAGATCCTGTCCCAACTGGAGAGCGGAATTGCCACAAGCCGAAACAGCGAAGACGCCAGGTCAGCACGCAAACAAATTGACGAGTATGCGAAGCGTGCGGATGGAAGCTCCAAGCCGGGCCGAGACTGGATTACCGGCCCGGTGACCGCTGAGAACCTGCCTGCCTTGCGCCAGAAAGCTGGCAGCGATGTGAACAAATTACGCCAGATTGCCGAGCTGGAAAAGTTGCTGCAGCGAGCTCAAGGGAATGAGCCTGGGCCAATACCCAGCCCACCAGCAGCACCTGCGCCGTTAGCCCCACCGCCAGCCCCAGCCCCAGCCCCAGCCCCAGCGCCAGCTCCTGCACCTGTAGCAGCACCAGCTCCCGCACCAGCTCCTATTGCTGCGCCTGTTTCAGATAATGTTCCCCAATTTAGACAAAACGCTCCGCTTCCGCCTCCTCCTGTTGCTCCAGCTCCAGCTCCAGCAGCCGCACCACCTGCGCCTGCGGTTACGCCAGCAGCACCTAGCAAAGCACCAGCTACTGATGCCAGTCCTTCAATTGCTTCCAGTTCTAAAACAGGTATGCAAGGCTATATAGGCCGAGAAGACGCAAGCCTCATTGCTCAGCAAGATATTTTTTGGGAAAGAGATGAAACAGGCGTAGTGCGTTATCAACCCAACCCACAATTTACTGCGGGGTTGGAAGAACCCGGCGAAGTTGTACTGGGCAAAGCAAAAACCAGAAAAGAAGCACTTGCGTTGGTTGCGAAATATAAAAACAGCAAGGCAAAAGGTAAATAATCATGGCCTACAGCTCCATTGAAAACAAATACCTGTCAGCCCTGACTGCTTTGCAGTTCCCCGACGAGCCGGTTGAAGACTTGCGGCCAGAGCTGTTTCAGCCCGGCAGGCAGCCTAATGATTTGCTGCTGGCCGCTGGCCCCGGCCAAACCATGACCGATGCTGGTGGTGGTGGGCCACAGGCTGAGATCAAACCATTTGACCCGACTATCAGGCAGCGCCTGTCTGACTTCTTGCAGGCTGGCTTTGAAGGTATGGGTATAGACCGCTACAAAGCACGCCAGAACGCTCAGACGCTCATAGGCGGCCCTAGTAGCAACCTGCCCTTGAGCATGGGTCTAGCAGACGTTGTGCCCTTCCTGGGCACCACCATGCAGACCGAGGAAGCAGCCATCATGGGCGGTGAGGCTGTCGAGTCTGCCAAGCGCGGTGACTACGGCACCGCTGCGCTGCAGGCCGGTGG